GAGAACTTGATTTATCTCGATTGCTAGCTGCGGTTGATAATAAAAATTACGACTTTTATGATAATCTCTCCACAGTAGAATTAAAAGAATTCAGTCCATATATTCTAATGCGCTATGTTAGTAATGTTGATTCTAATGATAGTGATTTACAAGAATGGTTTATAGAACGCACTAACGAACTGGTAAATAAAAACTATTTTAGTCTAGGTAAAGACAACGAAAAATTGTTATGGCAACTGTATGCAGCAACAGGTACTGGTTATAAAACTTATCATCCGTACCTACCTGCTCTTAAAAAAGAGTTTAATAAAATTGAAAAGTTGTTGGCAGAACTTCATCCTAGTTATAAAATAGAGGATGTTAAATTGTTGGCTAGTCTAATGACTGATACTGAAAAAGATGAGTTGTTAGATGACATGGGATTTGATAAAAAACAACGGAAAGAATACGAGTGATCGCATTAGTAAGTCAACCGCATAGTTGCGTATGGTGTAACAAGAGTTTTATGCAAGAAAAAACCCTTGTGGCGCATATGTGCGAACGCAAAAGACGTGCTTTACAAAAAGATGAGAAGCGTGTCCAAGCTGGCTTTATGGCGTTTAATCGTTTTTGGCAACTAACTCAAAATGCTAAAAAAAATAAAAGTTACAATGATTTTGCGGATAGTAGTTATTATAATGCGTTTGTAAAGTTTGGAAGTTTTATTAACAATGTAAACCCATTATATCCAAATAAATTTATTGACTTTGTAATTAAGAGCGGTGTTAAGTTAGACCATTGGTGTCGAGATGAATTGTATGATGAATACCTTTTTGAAACATTAAAGGTAGAACCCGTTGAAAGTGCTGTACAACGTACATTGCAAACCATGATGGAATGGGGCGATGAGCATAGTGCAAATTTTGCACAATACTTTTCACACGTTAGTTTGAATAAAGCAGTATATGATATTTTAAATGGTAAAGTTAGTTCGTGGGTAATACTAAATTCAGCCTCGGGTAAAGACATGGTTAGTAAAATGAATGATGAGCAATTAGCTATGATTTCTCCAGCATTTGATATTAAATTCTGGTTAAAGAAATTTAAAGAATCTCCTGCTGATGTATTGCTAGTAAATGAAATTTTAAAAGAGGCAGGAATAAAATGAGTCAGGAAAATATTAAAACATTTGTAGAGCACTATCGAATCAATATCATTGACGATAACAAACGTGCCTATAGACATACACGTATGAATGTGAAATACTTTCAGAATCCCGTTGACTATAACGATCTAACAGCAACAGAAGCCATGCGATACGAAACTATAAAACTCTATACTGTAGAAATTACCGAGGATTCATTAGAACGATTGGCAGACTTTGAAGCTGAGGTTTTCAACAACATGAAAGGTCGAGGACATTATAATATGTTTGAACATCTAATGGAACAGAAGGAAGAAGAAAAACATCTACGGGACAAGTATCCAGCAGTCAAAAAGGCTTACCAACATTATAGTCTCATATTAAAATTGGCAGAAAGTGGTGAACTATGAAAATACCAAAAATAGGAAGCAGGTGGTCCGAACAAACCGATTATGTGATATTTCGCGTGTTACATACCATAGAACTAGACGGACATAATTGGATACATTATTGTCTTGACGATAACGGTGATCTATCGTATAGTTGTTATATAGAAAGTTTCTTAGAGAGATTTAGAGAGATACCCAATTGAAACAAAAATTCAAAGACCTTTACATGGCATGGGCAGGCCGAACAGCTGAACTTAGCCATGCTCGCCGTCTACAAGTGGGTGCAGTCATTGTCAAGGATGATAGCGTAATAAGTTACGGCTACAATGGCATGCCTGCAAGTTGGGATAATGATTGTGAAGATGTTGAATGGTGTAGTGCCGGCGGCTGGCTGAGTCCTGAAGAGATTGAGGAAGGTTGGCCCTACGAAGGCTCTTATCTAGATGCCGCCGGCAATGAAATGCAGGGCCGTTACAGACTAAAAACTAAACCCGAGGTACTCCATGCAGAATCTAATGCGATTGCCAAATTAGCTCGATCTACAAACAGTGGTCTGGGTGCTACTATGTTTATCACCCATGCTCCATGTATGGAGTGTGCCAAACTTATATACCAAAGCGGCATTGGGCACGTTCTGTATCGTAACTCTTATCGGGATACTGGTGGCATCGAGTTTCTCGAAAAATCGAACGTAAAGGTTGAACAAATATAATGGATATCGATATCGACTTTCCTGATAGAAAAACTGTGCTTAATTTAATCAAGCATATTCCTGCGATGATTGATGACAATGGAACTTTTAAAAAGCACAATACAGGTGTGTATTGTCATTCTATTCCGTATAATCCGTTAACAGGTACTGCTAGTATCGATTATAAATCTGCCGAAGACCGAGGATATTTTAAAATAGACTTTCTAAATGTTACAGCATATAAAGATGTTAAGAATGAAGAACAGCTAACTAATTTGCTTAACACAGAGCCATTGTGGGATTTACTATATGAAAAAGAGATATGTGATCAATTGTTTCATATTAACGGATACCATAACTTGTTAGCTGAGTTAAAGCCAACAAGCATTGTTGAGCTAGCTATGCTACTCGCAATGATCAGACCTGGAAAAAAACATCTCATCCCAATATGCAAGGAAAAAGGTTTCCAGGCTATCAAAGATGAAATATGGACTAAAACTGAAGATTCCTATTTCTTTAAGAAGGCTCATGCTATTTCTTATGCCAGTGTTATCGTAGTTCAATTAAATCTAATCTGTGAAAATCTCAGCTACGGATACTCTTAAAAGATCGTACTAATTGTATTGATTTGCGTTTAACTCTTTTTTCTGCAATCTCACTTAGATTAACAGTAGGACCGAACACTAGCGATGCTTCTTTAGCATTAAATGTTCTAATAAATGGTTTAAAGGGCTGCATTTCTAATTTAAGAAAAATATTAATAGGAATTCTGCGATTGCTTTCCCACCACCAAACTTCCCCTAGTTCTAAGAATGATATCTTTTCTTGTTCATTTAACATCATCGATATGTCGTATATACTCGCAATGAAATTATCAAAATTGATAATGATACCTACATATTCTTTCTCATTAGACTTTACGCAGGAAATAAACGGGAACTTTTCTTGAAATTGATCTTTCATGGTGATTAAAATAAATACATTATGCAGAATTTACCAATCTATTTATATCCAAATTCCATTGACGTTATATTAGATACGGATGCCACTATAGTAGGAGTTAACCGAATGATGTATCAACGCGATTTAAAAATACAAAAAGGCATTAAAAATCAAATCCAGGTCCAATTTAAAAATAGCGATCAGAAAAAAATTAGGATATCTAATACACAAACATTTGTATTCAGTATGTTTGATGCGATTAATCAACGATTAATTATTAATAAAAATTTAGATGTGCTCGATAGTGGGTCTACTTCTACTAAAGGATTAGCATTGTTAACCCTTAATGAAAGCGATACGTTAGATTTAGATAGAACTAGCTATCAATATGGAATCAAAGTTTTAGATAGCGACAATACTTATACACCTGCGTATGCTAATACATATTACGGTATGGCAGGTACAATTCATCTTAACAATGACATAAATCCAGTGCTCAAAGATAGCATAGTAGTTACTACATTTAATGGTATAATTAATTCTAGTACAGGTAATTATGAATACTATAGTGGCAATTTATATGCAAATCCAGAATATAATGGCAACGATGCATTACATACAATGCAACTGTATCTAACAGGATACACTGGAACAATTTATATTCAAGGAACACTGGACAATAATCCGGGCTCAACTGGAAACTATAGTACCCTTGAAACATTAACATACTCTGGACAATCCGGAATCAAATATCAAAACTTTAGAGGCATATATTCCTATGTACGGGTTAAACATATCCCTACAGCCGGAAGCCTTGACAAACTCCTATATAGAAGTTAAAATAGTGCATGAATGAAATACAGGATGCCCTGTTAGCACTATTGCCTCCGAAAAGAAAAACCACTCCGAGTGGTTGGTCTAGCTTCAATGCGCCCTGTTGTATCCATACCGGTAATAGTAAAGATACACGACAACGTGGCGGAATATTATTAACAACCAAGGGTGGCTGGACATATCACTGTTTTAATTGTAATTTTAAAGCAGGTTGGTCTCCGGGACATCTACTAACTAAGAATACCAAAAATCTGTTTAAATGGATAGGATTGTCAGAGAATGAAATTTCTAAACTTGGATTAATAGCTCTTAAACTTAAAGATGATCAACCTGTTGCTAAAAAAGCAATCACGTTTACACTAGAAGAACGTCCTCTACCAGATGGTACGATGACTATAATAGAGTGGATCAATACTGCCCATTTACCTGATATTGGAGAAGATATAGGTAAGGTAGTTGAATACATTATAGGTCGTGGCATGGATCTAGAATGGTACAATTGGATGTGGAGTCCTGCACCTGGGTACGTTGATCGAGTGATAATTCCATTTTATCAAGATGGTAAAATAATCGGTTACACCGGTAGAAAGATCACAGAAGGTAAACCTAAATATCTTACCGATGCTCAACCAGGATATGTATTCAATATAGATCGTCAAAAAAATGACAGAAACTATATAATAGTAGTTGAAGGACAGTTTGATGCCATAGGTATTGATGGTGTTGCAATCATGCATAATGAACCAAACGAAACTCAATGCGCTAGAATCAATGCCTTGGGCAAGCAGGTAATAGTTGTTCCTGATAGAGATAAAGCTGGATTGAAATTAATCCAGGCAGCATTAAAAAATAATTGGGCTGTTAGTCTGCCGCCCTGGAATGATGTTAAAGATGTAGCGGATGCTGTAGCAAAATATGGAAGAATATACACCCTATTCACAATATTGCACTACCGAGAAGCAAACGAGATAAAAATACAACTACTAAAAAAGAAATTAGAATCACTATATGACTAAACCAAATTATAATTATGATATACAAAAACTATATCTAGAAATGTTTATGAGTAATGGCGAAACATTTGCACGTTGCCAAAACATTTTTGATCCTCTTAATTTTGATCAACGTCTTAGAGATACTGCTGACTTTATTAATAAGTATGTTGATGAATATAAAGTCATGCCCGAAGCAAGTATCGTTAATGCCAGTGTTGGTATAGATCTACAACCTGTAGCACTGCCCAAGGAAAACTATGATTGGTTAATGGATGAATTTGAAAACTTTAGTCGACACAAGGGTCTTGAGCGGGCAATTTTAGATAGTGCAGACTTGTTAGAAAAAGGCGACTACGGTCCTGTGGAGAAACTGATCAAAGATGCTATACAGATATCATTGAACAAGGATATGGGTACAGATTACTTTGAAGATCCGAGAGCACGTTTGATAAAACTCAAAGACGGCAACGGACAAATATCTACAGGTTGGCCTAGCATTGATAGAAAGTTGTATGGCGGCTTTAACAGAGGTGAATTAAATATATTCTGTGCAGGATCAGGCGGTGGAAAAAGTTTGTTCTTAGCAAACTTAGGTGTAAACTGGGCTATAGCAGGACTAAATGTTTTATATCTAACATTTGAGTTGAGCGAGGGTCTAGTAGCCATGCGTTTAGATTCTATGATCACAGGAATCGGAACTAGAGAGATTTTTAAGAATATCGATGATGTAGAATTAAAAGTTAAAGTTCTTGGCAAGAGATCCGGCAACTTACAAGTTAAGTATATGCCTTCGGGTAAAAATTGTAATGACATTCGTGCCTATTTGAAAGAGTATCAAGTAAAGAAAGGATGTAAACCTGATGTGCTTCTTATCGATTATTTAGATCTAATGATGCCACTAAGTGTTAAAGTTAGTCCAAGTGATTTGTTTGTTAAAGACAAATATGTATCTGAAGAGATTAGAAACTTAGCTATGGAAACACAATGTATTACTGTAACTGCTAGTCAGTTGAATCGTAGCGCAGTTGAAGAGATTGAATTTGATCACAGTCATATCTCAGGCGGACTTAGTAAGATTATGACCGCAGATAATGTTATTGGTATCTTTACTAGTAGGGCAATGAAAGAACGTGGACGTTATCAAATTCAGTTTATGAAAACACGTTCGAGTTCTGGAGTTGGACAAAAAGTTGAATTGGAATTTAATCTAGAAACATTGCGTATCACTGACCTAGGAGAAGATGAGCAAGAATCGAGCCTTAGTCAGCAAAGCAACAAATCAAATAGTATATATAATGGGTTAAGGAGAACCAGCACAGTTTCAACTACTACTGATCCAGAAACTGGAGAAATTACCGATATAGATCCAACTCAGGGAATAGGTATTAACAAATTTAACAAGGGTGCTAAGGTAGGAGATATTAGGACCATACTTGCTGGATTAAATAGCGAACGCGATTAAAACCAGTGGGAGACTTGTAATCTTCCGCTCTCTGAAATCACTCTGTGCCATTGGTCGATGTCGTCGAGACCAAACAATGTGTTAATATCTGCAAGTATAAATGTCCACGTGTGATTAATTGACCACGGATCTTCACCTAGTATTTCACCGTCTAAATGCCCCGGTAACCATTTAGTGTAACCTGCGATAGTCCTAAAATGCTCGGGCCCTTCGTTATTAGCCAACGCAGTTAGTATGCTTATATCTTTACTAACACCTATTTTATCATTTATTTTTACTGTAGTGGAACTATACCAATCAAGGGTATGAACCACGTGAATTCTATTTGTCTGAATAGGTCCACCATTATACAACGGATAATCTTGCGAATTTGGCAATGATAATCCTATGTTTTCCATTACACTTTTTAAACTAAGATTATTATAATTTGTATTAATTTGTAGCCCTATTGCGCCAGCCTGGCCGTGATCTATGACTAACAGTGTACTTCTT